CAGCGTTTCCCAGAATCGGCGTCAGTCACAAGGCTGACCCGGCTCCTTGCCTCCCTAGACCCAGTTCGGGATAAACCCGAGTAGGCCTAGGGGGACCCACCGCCGTCTCAAAGAGACGGCGGACCCTGTTGCCACACCTGACTCCCACTTAACGTGGAGGCCGGGTTCCTCAGTGCAGTACTGAAGTAGGCGACCAGGGGTGTTTGGCTTAAGTCTACGATCTCGAGCAGAAGGCCCGAGTAGTAGGATTTCCCACTGTTGCAGGGAAGCATTCCAACGGGGCTTGCGCCCTGTGTAATGCATCCTGTTACAGAAGGTCTTAAGACCAAACAAGCCCGACTCAACATTCACGACCCTCAGAAGCTGAGGGACGTTAGCTGTCTCGGCAAGCCAAGTAGCTGATTTCCATAACCCCTTTTGGAAGAAGTTATTAGAAATGGCGACCCGGGATGCTATGAGTAGGGCTTCGGGCTCATGGTTACTCAAGCCAATGCGTGCAGGGGTTACATCGTATCCCTTGTACGCATCCATGCCACAGGATTCTCGGAAATAACCATCCTTGAACGATTTGGCCTGGTTGACTTTGAGATGTAGGGATGTTAATGCCCTACATACCAACGGCTCCCATAATCTGGGGATGATGATATCATCTCCAAATATGCGGACCTGTCCATGCAGTCTCTTCCAAGACCATGTTGGGTGTAGGACTCGTCCTACACCTAGACATATGTTAAGGAAGACCAAAGACTGGATGGGAAAGGTGAGAGCTGAACCCATTGTCGAGAATTTTCTCAGCCTAACAAGGCTGGGAAGCTCACGATCGAGAGACTCACTCAAAAAGCGAGTCCTACATGCTGAGACTGCAAGAAGGAGGCCCGTATTCTTACGGAACATCCTCTCAATGAGCCAGCATGAGATTCGATCAGATGCCGACGACAAATCAATCGTCGCCATATCTCGATCAATGGAGGCTTTAAGGACAGCATCTTGAGAAGGCTTTTGATTATAGAAATCAATCGACGATCCTATGATGGTGTCCGCAGTCCGACGGTACAAGAAATCCCGGATTCCTTGCTGGATCCACTGATTCGCAGAAGGCTCAGAGGCAATAAGCCTTGGTCCTTTGCGAGTCTTGGGAACGGCAATGAGCCGGGAGGTTGATTCAGAAGAGTCAACCTTAATACCCTCGGAGTGCAGTCTATCCATGAGTCCGAGTGAGGTGGTTCCCCACTCGTCGAATGGAAAGACTTCAGCCAATCGGTCGCTCCAGTTCGGGAAGTCATATTTGTAACTCCCTGAGGGAACGTCCGAGACAGCTCCAGGTCCATTCCTGAAGCGGACGGTATCTGGGTCGAAAAGTCCCAGAAGTCCGCAGGTTCTATCAGCACATAGCTGTATAGAATCGAGCACGCGTCCGAAATATGGATCCTCAGAGCGGAACAAGTCCGCTCTATAGTCATCGTGGATTCCGTGGAGATCAAATACATGATCACCATTAGGATCCCGATCAGGACCATAATCCCACAATCTACTAGGTTGCGGGAGAGATGCGTCAACATCATGCAGCTCCTTTGTAGCCTGATAAAGGTACTTAGGGTCTGCATCCACTTTGAGACTCTTACATGTGGACAGTAATGTCCTCATGAAGAAGAGACAATTTGGATCGATGTTAGCTCTCAGGAAACAGTCTTCATCAAACAAGCGCGACCATAGCCCCCAGAATAGTCTGGGCCTAAGGTCAGTTGGAGAACGACGCCGCGAGGCGACGAGGCTACCAACATCAAGGCGCCCTGTCTCTAGACCACGCAGCAATGCGCGGTCGAGAGCAGGAAGGTCTAGGGTAAAGAACCCTATACCTCTAGTTTGATTAAGAACAGAGAGAGATTGTAGATCTCTACTCCATTCGCGACTGTCAGTAGGGAGATAACTCCGCACATCCGCGAGGATTGCAGAGTAGAGCCCTAAGAAGTCGAATACTGGCCCTTTAGTCATGTTAACTCCTATAGTTAATTATGACGCCAGGACTGTCACCCCGCGTGCGGGTTAACTTAGTTAACCCAACCGTACAAGGCGGCGAGATTGTCGCTTGTGAGAAGGCCCGTAAGGGCGCCTCCCAAGTAAGACATTTCCGTCGCGGCTGTGTTTAGGGGAGTATCTCGCAGGACTGCATAGACCTGAGAGGTAATCGCCGGGACAGAGCCAACGGCAAACACGACATGGGTCACCTCGACGTTATGACGATCGAAGGCGGACCCATCCTTCTGAGGAGACTCAACCGAGTGCCGGATCTTAACCCGGAACGACTGAGTTGCTTCAGAGAGGAAGTACTCGGATCCATAGTTATCCTGATTGATGCGTGGCAAAGTTTTCGCCACAGCATTATAAGTGATAACAAGTGGGTTCGTGATAGTGACAGTCATAGTTCAACTTCTTTCTTAAAGGCGTATTCACCCATTCCAGAATTTGGAATGTGTGAGCGCCGCTAAGATAGACAGCTGCCCACCATCCAGAAACGGAAGGTGGAACGATAGAGACGGCATAGGATTAAGGACAGGGCGTCGATTTATATATTCGTTGAATCGAGTGTATGGTCTTTCAATAGATATATCAGACCATCCAGCCGAATCAGAGGTGTGAAGATCAGTTACTTCCACCCAGCTATGTCCCATAAAACACGCCTCCGTACATGTAGTACCGAGTGAGTTACGACTCGCAGTGAAAACATCACCGGCGTTCGTAAACCAATCGATCATCCATGACCAGGGGGTGAGCTCCCAGATCTCAGCCATAGAATTTGGCTCAGCACCTAGGAAAGCTCGCGCACCTGACAAAGGAGATGTGTCGGGGTTCCAAATCCACGAGTCATCATTCAACTTGAATGTAGTTGACACGTAAAGCGCAGCCCGATACTCATAAGTAGCGGTATACGCAGGAACAGGCCCAAACAGACTAAGATAAAAGTCCGTATGCGTCTGTGGAACCCCCGCGTAGAAGGGAGGATTCGACTTAGAATTCTTCGAACCATTCCCTCCTCCGTGATTCCCAAGCCGTGTCGTCCGATGCAGACCTTTGGTCTTAAGAGCACGTATGACGTCAAGTCTCTTATTTACAGAGTCCATGACATTCAAGGTATTCTTAAGATCATCTATTGTAGGAGCAACGCCGAATTGGTACCCAAGGTAGTTCTTCCCCAGCCGCCTCATAACAGAGGTAGGCTGGCGAATAGCGCCAACGGCAAATCCGACGATGTCATGCAATAGTTTAGGAAATTCCCAGATGTCCTGTGCAACCATACCAGGATCGACAATAGGTCGATTAGGGTTGGAAACAGCAAGAGCTCTGGTAATAGCGTCTGCTTGAGACGGCCAATCTGTAGGAGCAGGTGGATTAATGAAGCCAGAAGGGTAAATCGGGATACTCTTTGCATCCCAATTAGCATTCTTGCCTGAAAACCGTGCTATAGGAGCACCCGTAGTCCTAAGGTCAAGGTTATGAGGGACATTGAAGGGAGGACCCTTCATAGTCGTATCATCCATGACCTTAAGGAGGACGGGCGGACTGAACACCTGGTCATGAAGACTAGGATTCAGAGCCTTAGCTACACCGCCTTCACCAGCGATGTAGGAAAGGGTCCTATGGCGAGCTCCAACCATCTTACAGAAATGTCTATCGTATAGGGGTAGAGGAACATTATTGTCCCTCTCTGTGGAGACCCGAAAG